GCAAAATAAAATGTAAAATAATCTACCCATGTGGCTAAAATACTGTCATCAACAGTGTCATGTAATTTTACCGATGTTTCATTATATTCAACTTTTTTATAAACAATAACCTTTTTATTGTATTGATTTAATTCTTCAGTTTGAAGTGTTAGCTTAGGTCTATCAACTGTTTTTACTCTAAATGACATGCCTCGTTTGTTGTTGTATTCGGCTAATTTGGCCTGACCCAGCATTTGCTGAGCTGACGGACCTAAAACAAATTGAACATAAAATTCAAATTTAACACGAGGTATGGCTTGCAGTATGTTATTATCGGTTTGGCCACCTAAAAATACACGAGAAGCAATCTGTGGAGATCGAAGTATGGTTTTACCTCCTGCAGGTACTGTTGGAGCAGAAGTTGCATTTGATTGTGTGCCAGACATGTATGTATTTACCAAATGAAAAGCGGCACTTTCGCGCCGCTTTTCAAGCAATTAGTTTTGGTTGCCAATATTATGCATTAGGCGAAGTTATTCCTTTTGTTGGATACACTGCCGATAGTGCTGCCTCATCGCCTTGTGTTGCGTTATCATATCTAAGTGTTAGTGTTATCATGACTGGATCAGAGCTGGCATAATCTAAGCTGTCATACTGTGCCTGTGTAATGTAACAACCTTCTAAATACCACTGTTCAATGGCAGTTGGGAAAGCTGATCCGCTATTGCCATCTAATGTGTTAATAAACATTTGAAATTTATAGTTACTACCTGCTGCAGCTGCAGATTGATTAAAGTGATTCATTTGTTTTTGAAGTTGCGTGCTTACAGCCGATGTAATTCCATTGGTAATATCATCTCTCAATGTAAGCTCAATAGTTTGCCATTCAGGTTTTTGGGCTATGTAGACAATATTATTGTAGCTGTGAAGTGGTGTTTCATTATAATTGATGTTTGGTCGACCACATGTTACTACCTGTCTTGTGAACACAGTTGTCTGGTCTGGTGTATTACTTCCAAAACCAGTAACGATAATTTGAAATCGATGTTTAAGTTTTGGCATTAAAACACCTAGACCGCCATTACCTACCCCTGTACCATTTGGGTCAATAGGGACCCCGTACAAATTTAAGGTTGGTAAAGGTAGTGGTTGGAATGGTGGTACTACTGCCATGATTGTTGCCTCCGTATGTGTATAAAAGTATTTATGACAGAGGGAATATTTTATTAATGGCAGAAAAACAGCGTATTCAACTGCTAATCTAAATCATTTTTTTGCAACATAGTTAAAACAGAAATTGTTTAAATTTTGGTACCTATTATCATGAACCTGGAAAATTGCCATCCTGGATAATCAAAATCTATTTGATCTTTGAAAGCAATATTTTTCAGTTTGTAGTGATCGGCAAACGCATCGCATGTATCGAAACAACAATGATGATCATCATGTATCATATTGTTGCTTTGCAGTGCAACAAGTGTATCAGATGGTATATCATCAAACCATTTCATTGATGTAAAATGCTCGGTGCTGCAATTGATTATCAAGTTTGGAATCTCGCTGTTAAATTCTATAGTATTACAATCAGCTGTTACTGCTTTGAACTGCCATTGTTGCCATACCCAGTTTTCCAAAAGTGAGTCAGCTATGGTTTCACATTCAGGATTGATATCAAAACTGCGTATGTGTTTTATTGGAAACTTGCCCCTAGCCAACAGCAGTAGGCTAGCAATACCGTGCCATCCGCCATACACCCATACAATTTGCGGTATTTGTATATTGAGATTTTCCAATTCATGACACAACCATAGCTTGCTAGATACTTGACCACTGCTGAATGCATCTGCATCTATTTGTAGATTAGGCATGTCCAATCTGCCCCCAATACTTGCCTGATATATTTTCAACAGCAGTGGATAAACTGCTGTTTATTATTTGTGCCGAGGCATCAACATAATATTGCCGTGAGTTATCTGGTATTTGTGCCAATATCAGCCCAAGATTAGTCGACAATGACGATACAACTAAACCTAATGCATCATGTGCTTCTAAATGAGACAGCGATGATGAATATAAATTTGTAATTGTTTCGTAAACGGTTAAATTAAATGCGTTTTGAAATTCGACCAATTGTTCATCATCTACCATAGCCGGGTATCAACCTTTACCTAATGACATAAGTGATGTTAATGTCGAAGAATCGCCAGCGGATTGCGAGCTGTTTATTCTCAACCATTCTTCAACTTCTAGACATGTTCGTTGGTTAGCTGCAACTAGACGAAGCATCTGCAAGGCTTCTTCTAATTGTAATTCTAAATCTTGTATCCTACTAACATTTTGAGATTTTAGCATTATCTATTATTATTGATTGATTTGTATGCTAGCAATAAAAAAGGGGCCGTAGCCCCTTTTTTTATTGTATGCCTCCTGGTAGTGGAGCACCTGTAGCAAGTACTCTTACTGGAATATAAATGAATTCAATTGATATTTCCGGCTGTATAGCCACGTCAATCCATAGCTGGTTTGCATCAATTGTTGCCGGAGTGTTGTTGCTGGTATCACAAACCACTGAGAAGTCATACAGTGCTCTCAGTCCTACAAGGGATTGCAGGTATGATTGAAACACTGATGTAACATTTTGACGTGTTGTTGCATCATTTTGTTCAAACAAGAATGGTTGTGCCAAATTGTTCAAGTTATAAGCTAGATAGCAGCAAAGTCTTGCAACATTTATTCTGTCAAGTGCTGTTGCTAATGGATCTAGTGTCTTTTGGCCAAATACAACTAGTCCACGTCCTGGCATGTATGCTATTGGGTTGATGTCGTTGGTATATAGAACATCACGTTGTCCTTGGGTTAACGATACAGGAATATAATTTCCCGCAGCATCTAAATAGCCTACACTTGACACAACACTGACCAACCCGCGATTGAATCCAGCAGGAGCAAACCAAGGATAGCTAACGCTATCGCTGTAGGCTATTGTGGTTAGCGCAATCAAGCTGGGCGGAACAACTACATTGTTGCCTTGTAAATCTGTGGTCAGACCCCATGGATACCATAAGCCCAAGTAAGAACTATGTGTAACCAACCCTATATCGCTGTCAGTAGCAGAATTGGCAGCATTGGTGGCCCAATTTTGTATGCTGGTACCTGTTGGTTGAAGTGTGCTGGGGGTATCACCTACAACAAACGCAACATTGTTGATGTCAACGTTGAGTTGTACCATTTCTGCAATGCATTCTGGATAGCCTGGGGTTGATATAAGTGTAAAGTAGTTCTGCTCTGCTCTAGCATCTGTGCTGTCGGCAAGTGCTGCATTTAGCGCATCAACTATTACAGCTCGTTGAGCTGCAGGTCCCATATAGGCCACGCCTTGCGCGTCATTTCCGCTGAATGTGACCCATGTATCTGTTGGATAAATTGTATTATAATTTTGCGGGAAGTAATTGACAACCCATTGCTTGACATTATATGTGCTATAGCGAGTATTAAACAACAGCATATATGGAGGATAAAGCAAAGCATCGGGTGCATCTGGGTCAACATAATTACTTAACACCATATCTGCTTCAAGGGTACTGCCAGTTGTAGTGCCATTTGCAGTGGCACGAGCGTCGGCAAAAATTATACCTGCGCTGTCTACATGATCAGTATTGTCAATTAGTACCCAAGAAGCTGTAGAGGCATTATAGCGATAGATAGTTGGATATGGTGTGGCATCTGTTTGTACCCAGATGTCGTAATCTACCAATGCTGCACCTGTGCTTTGAGCAAGTGGAGTAGCAGAGCTCAATATTGGACCGTTAGGATCGGTCCCAGGATACAGATTGCGATATCCTAACCATTCTTGACCATTGTTGACCATGATATCAACTTGAAGAGCAGTATTATACCAAAGCGTACCATTCAATGGCGGACCGTTTGGTGCCAGCAAGCTGGGGATATAAGTCAAACCTTCCCATGTAGTTCCATTCCAAACTTGCAGCTCAATGTTAGCTGTTGGAGGATTGTCGTCATAATAGTTATATTGACCATAAATGCTGCCTACACCTTTTAAGGCCCCAAATGCTGCATTAGCTGCAGCGTCAGAGCTGTAAAGTGGCACAGAAGCAGTATCAGGAACTGTGTTTTGTTGTATCCATTCGCCGTTTTCATAACGTTTGACAACTAAATTAGCTCCTAATCCGCCCGGCGTTGTATTGATCCACACATTGTTGGCTGCAATAGCACTCAATGTAGACGGAACAGTGAGAGTTGGTTGGTATCCTTGATATACCAATGCACGGGCAAACACAGCTCCTGTGGCAATACCTGAGCTATTTAAAGGTGTTCCTGCTAGATCTTGCAGTGTAAATGCAGTAGCATTGGAATTGGTGATTACCAATTGGTTATTTGAGTTTGATGATGCTACGATAGGTCCATTTGGAAATGCAACTGTATTGATCTCGTGAATAACCCCTGCTAGTGTGTTGTTAGGTGCTGCAGGAACATGCACTATTGTAGGCGATAATCCTGGTAGTGTAATGCTGAAACTGTTGCTGGTCAACCATGTTTGAGTCAAGTCGAATGTGGCACCAGCACCATTACCTCCTGTTACAGAGACAGGGTTTGTAGGATACACTGTGTAATCGCCCGGAGTGCTGACTGTAACTGTGTTAACTCCCCATAGTAGATCGATTGTTGCCCCCACTCCACTGCCGCTTGTAGCGCTGGGAGATGTTCCTGTTGTTGGCGGAGTAATGCCTGTAAACTGTCCATTTTGTATTGGTGTGACTCCTGTTACACCACCGTTGCCATCAATAGCGTCGACTTGTAGTATCACTGTAGATTGGTAAGTAGAGTCGTTTGTTCCAAAAGTTAAGGTGTCGTTGACTCTATATCCACTACCAGGAGCATTTGGTATAGCTGATACAATTTGCAGACTTGCAACTGTTAAAACAGTTGATGTAGTTTCTGTACCACCAACTACAGTTAATTGGTTACCTACGAGATAATTAGACCCTGGCACATAAACTGTTGCCGATTGGGTTTGCAATGTAGCAGCAACATATGTAGGATGGCTTACAGATCCTGTCACTGATGCCCAATAGGTATTCGATGCTGTTATGCCTGCATTGGCCCATGTTGTGCCATTGCCATATTGATCTGTGAGATCTTGCAGTAGTATTTCCGAAGCATCATAGTTGGTGATGGTAAGATAATTGTTGCCACCTTGTGTGGTAATAGAAGCAACAGCATTATTGCCGGCCCCGCTGTTAAGAGCTGTATTGATTGCTGCTGTAAAGCCCAACAGTGTATTGTTTGGTGCAGTTGGCACTGTAATTGTCAACAGCGGACCTGCACCAATTTTTATAGTGCATTGTGTACCAGCTGTGAATGTTGGATTGGCCGTTGTACCTGTAATCACAGTTGGCACCGCTCCTATCCAAGAATAACCAGGATATGTTGTTT